TAGAAAATAAGAAAAAGAAATTTAATCATCCTGATGCGATGAATAAATTTGGTAAGAACATGACATACTATCAGTATGAACAAGCAGTAAAAGCGGAAGAAGAAGAAGAAGAGTCTAAAGCTTCAATTAAAGAAGAAGCAGTAGACGTAAACAAAGCTTTTACTAAACGTACTGGAATTGTTATACCTAAGAGTTACAAATGATTGAACAGAAACAACCTAACCTCCTGTATGATGAAGAAACAGATTATTTATTAAATACTAATATAAAACCTGACAATCAGTACAGACAGGACTATGATCAAAGTAAGTCATTTGCAGCTAAGACAGGTGACTTCTTTAAGTATGCACTATCTATACCAGAAAAGCTAGATAAAGCAATCGGTATACACGGCACAAGGCAACAAGCAATCAAAGCACTAACTGGTGGGCTATCAGAAGATCATATGATAGCTGCACTAGCTGGTGAAATGCTTGTACCTGATAGTCTTGACTTAATTACACTTGGGCTTGGTTATATACCACGTCGAGTATTAAAAGGTGGCGGAAAAGCTGTCAAGATGTATTTAAAAGCTAAGAAAGCTAAAATACCTAAAAGAATTATAGAAGAAGCAAATAGTATTAGCCGAGGTACAAAACGAATTACCGACGCTGACTATGAAGAAATGATTAAAGGTGCAGATAAAGTTGGTAGGATTACAGGTAAGTCAACAGATGATGTTTTAACAGAACAAGGCTTACTTTCTAAAATGAATTTTCAAGATTTAGATGAAGCTGAAGCAGCTGCACAACAAGCCAGTGCTCTTGACATACTTAGAAAACAAAGAGATGCTGGAAAAGGAACAGATGAGGCAGCTCGAGCTCAGTCTCATATAGACATACTCAAAGCGAATAGAACTATTACAGGAGATGGTAGTAAATATATGCCTACTCTAAGAGATAAAGGTATAAGTGAAGAAGCTAATGCTGTATTTTCTAGAGCTGCTTTTAGAGATGGAATTTTTGACTATGAAAAATGGTTCTTAAATAAAGATAGACGTATTACTGAGTTCTTTGGTTCTATGGGTAAGCGTTATTCTAAAGGTAACTATAACAAAGTTAAAGAGCTACTAAAACCTATAATGGAAAGTGAGTTTGCAGAGTTCTTCGCAAAACATCCAGACCTAGCTGGACATAAACTAGAATTACATCACATTGTACCTTTAAACATCGGAGCTCAGTTATTTGATGGATTAAAATGGCAGAGTGACGAGTGGTATGATTTAATGGAAGTGTTTTATAAAAAAGGTGTTTTCCCGGGAGCTAATCAGGTTACAGGTACAATTACAGATCAACTTACAGCTGGTAATTTAGTAGAAGTGTTTGGTGGGGCTTTTAAAGAAGCACACTATATATTACATCAAAAATACTTTAAAGATGCCCTAGGTATTTTTAACCCTAACAAGTCTAAAGATCCGTACGCTCATTTTACTAAGTTTTTTACACCGGCACGTAATGCTAAGATTAAATCAGGCGAAGCCGGTAGAAAAGCAGTTGCAGGCGAATTTGCTGATAGAATGAAAGAAGGAGAAGTGTTAGTTAAACGCATGATGGGTCAGATTCAACAAGCTGTTGGTAAGTCACCATTATCTACTGACCCTATTGAGAACTTTGATGAGCTAGCTGATCTATTCTTTGATATGGATAAGGATGGTATGATACCAGCTTTAACATCTAAATTTACTGGCAAGAGCTATTCGTCTAAGCTTGTTAACGATCAGATAGCTGAGATAGCTAAAGATATACTTATGCACCAAAGACTACGTGATACATTTAATCCAGTGCTAAGAATGTCTGTCAGAATGAGCAAGCCCCAAGAAAAAATTATTTTTTCGCCTATGTTTGCTAGATTTACACGTGATATGATATACAGCAACCTAACGCCTAAGCAGATGAGAGCTAAGTTTAAAGGTTCTATGGATCAGATGGAAATACTATTTGAAAATATAGACAAAACAGGATTGCTAGATAACATAAAAGATTTACCTAAACCATAATGGATAACAGATTAGCACTACTACAACAAGATTTTAAGCTGTTTTTGCAAGCATTATGGCATGAATTACATCTGCCAGCCCCTACAAGAGCACAGTATGCTATAGCAGACTACCTACAGCACGGACCCAAGCGACTACAAATACAGGCTTTCCGTGGTGTAGGCAAGAGCTGGATTACAGGAGCCTTTGTATTATGGACATTGTTTAATGATGCAGAGCGAAAGATAATGATAATCTCCGCTTCTAAGGAGAGAGCGGATAATATGTCGATCTTCTTACAGAAACTTATCATAGACACACCATGGCTAAGTCAACTACAACCCAAATCGGACGATTCTCGTTGGAGTCGCATCAGCTTCGACGTAAATTGTTCTCCACACCAAGCTCCAAGCGTCAAATCGGTAGGAATCACTGGGCAACTCACCGGAAGCCGAGCAGATCTCATGATTTTAGACGACGTAGAGGTTCCGGGCAACAGTATGACGGAGCTTATGCGTGAGAAGCTACTACAATTATGTACTGAAGCGGAGTCGATCCTTACCCCGAAGAGCGATAGCCGTATTATGTATCTCGGGACTCCTCAGACTACTTTTACTATTTATCGTAAGTTGGCAGAGCGTTCGTATCGTCCCTTGGTTTGGCCAGCAAGATACCCAAGAGGTAAGTCCATCACACAGTACGAAGGGCTCTTAGCACCTGATTTACAGGCAGATATAGACAATGGAGCAGAAGAATGGGCTCCAACAGACGATAGATTCACAGATGAAGACCTGTTAGAGAGGGAAGCATCTATGGGTAGATCTAACTACATGCTACAGTTTCAACTAGACACAAGCTTATCAGATGCAGAAAAGTTCCCACTTAAGATGGCTGATCTTATTATTACTAGCGTTAATCCTAAGTCTGCACCCGAAAACGTTATATGGTGCTCAGATCCCGCAAATGTCATCAAAGATGCTCCAACAGTCGGACTACCCGGAGACTATTTCTATACACCTATGCAAATGCAAGGAGAATGGAGTGAATATAACGAAACCATATGCAGTGTCGACCCATCCGGTAGGGGTACAGACGAAACAGCGGCTTGTTATCTATCCCAACGCAACGGAATCATCTATTTGCATGAAGTGCGAGCGTACAGAGACGGGTATAGTGATAATACCTTGCTCGACATCCTTAAAGGTTGTAAAAAGTACAATGTTACAAGCTTGGTTATCGAAACAAACTTCGGAGATGGAATCGTAAGTGAACTATTTAAAAAACATCTTATTCAGACAAAACAAAACATACATATTGAAGAAGTACGTGCTAATGTGCGAAAAGAAGACAGGATTATTGATAGTCTCGAGCCTATTTTTAACCAACATCGTCTTGTTGTCGATAGGGGTGTTATTGATTGGGACTACAGAAGCAACCAAGAAGCAGCTCCCGAACAACGACTCCTATACATGCTCTTCTACCAGATGTCTAGAATGTGTAGACAGAAAGGAGCAGTTAAACATGATGACAGATTAGACTGCCTAGCACAGGGTGTAAAATACTTCACAGACGCCCTCCATATTAGCGCACAAGAAGAGATAAAGAATCGTAAGCATGAATTGTTTATGGATACGTTAGAAGCGTTCCTAGACGACCCTCAAGCTGCGACAAATCATTTAGTATTAGGTTTAAACTTAGAACAACGTAAAGAAGCTCGTGGAAAGGAGTCTGGAAACAGTGTTCCTAACTGGCGTTGAGCGGTCCCTCACGTATACAGGGGAGGAGAAGGGTGGACTCTTCCTCTGTAACCTAATATCCTCTGATTGGATATTCCTAATAGACCTCCACTATCTCCTAAAACTGTCTTAAACAGTACCTTGCTGTATTTTGACAGAAATTTGTCTGGTCATATAACGACTCCGCAGGGACGCAAGTACCCCCTGAGACTCAATGAGACTACACAGCATGGACGCACAGACACGTGCGACGCAGCCGTGAGACTGTCAAGCGAGTCCAATGGGTCTATCACAATCACAACAGGGACGCACCAGACGCAACCTGAGACATACTGGTGTTACAATGTGTGTTGATCTGTTGGCATCGCAGTCTTAGTCCAGTATCATACTGTATTAGACTGAGACTCACAAT